AAGTCGCTGGTAGAGTTTGATCACCAGTTCTAATTAAATAAACACGGAGGAATCACCCCAATGTCACGCACAATTAAAACTATCTCCGACTTCAAAGCTAAATTACAAGGCGGAGCAGCAAGACCAAACTTATTTGAAGTAAGTATCCCATCCTTCCCTGACTTTGTTCAGGGTTGGGATGATGATACCTTCAACTTTATGTGCAAATCTGCAGCATTGCCTGCATCTAATGTTGCACAAATTGACGTTCCATTTAGAGGACGTGTTCTCAAAATTGCTGGAGACAGAACTTTTGATGTCTGGACTGTTACAGTCATCAACGATGAAGACTTCAAATTAAGAACATCCTTTGAAGAATGGATGAACCACATCAGTAAACTGGATAATGCCACTGGCGCTACCAGTCCATCTTCTTACATGGTTGACGCATATGTCCACCAAATGGGTAGAGGTGAGCAAAGATTCTCTACAGAGAATACTGTTGCAGACACTCATATCCCACTAAGAACCTATAGATTCTACGACATCTTCCCAACTAATATCTCTCAGATTGATCTTTCTTACGATACATCTGACAGTATTGAGGATTATACCGTTGACTTCCAAGTTCAATACTGGGCAGCAGATGGTGGTAGAGATCAAACTGGTCGTGCAATAAGTTAATAAATAGTACATAGTTCACGATCCTAAATTATAATGGCCAAGTTATTTGGATTCTCGATAGAGGATAATGATGAAAAGAAACCCAAGGGTGCTGTGGTTTCCCCCGTTCCTCAAAACAATGAGGACGGGGTTGACCATTATTTAACCAGTGGGTTTTTTGGGTCTTATGTTGACATTGAAGGTGTATATAGATCAGAGTATGATCTAATTAGAAGATATAGAGATATGGCACTGCATCCAGAAGTGGATGGTGCAATTGAAGATATTGTCAATGAAGCAATTGTAAGCGATACCAACGACAGTCCAGTTGAGATTGAACTTTCAAACGTCAATGTCACTGATGGTCTAAAGAAAAAAATCAGAGAAGAATTTAAGCATATTCTTGAATTGCTAGACTTTGATAAAAAGTGTCATGAGATCTACAGGAACTGGTACGTAGATGGAAGACTTTATTATCATAAAGTAATAGACTTAAAGAATCCTCAAGATGGTATTCAAGAGTTAAGATATATTGATGCGTTAAAAATGAAGTTTGTCCGTCAAGCGGGCAAAAAGAATACTGATAGAAATCAAGTAAGATTTAATCCAAACGGAGAAAAGGATCCTAAAGATACTGGATTCCCAGAAATTCAAGAATATTTTGTTTACAACCCAAAGTCTGCACAGGTAGGAAATCTTGCTGCTAGAGGTGGTGGAAACTCTGCAACTGAGGGTGTAAAATTCTCAAAAGATTCTATTGCATATTGCACCTCTGGTTTAGTAGATCGTAATAAAAATCTTACACTCTCATATCTTCACAAAGCAATCAAGGCACTCAATCAACTGAGAATGATTGAAGATTCGCTGGTTATCTATAGAATGTCACGCGCTCCTGAGCGTAGAATTTTCTATATTGATGTTGGTAATCTTCCTAAGATGAAAGCAGAGCAATATCTGCGTGATGTTATGATGCGTTATCGTAATAAACTAGTTTATGATGCTTCGACAGGAGAGATCAGAGACGATAAGAAGCATATGAGTATGCTTGAGGATTTCTGGTTGCCACGTCGCGAAGGTGGTAGAGGAACTGAGATCACAACTCTTCCAGGTGGACAAAATCTTGGAGAACTTTCAGATATCAAGTACTTCCAAGAAAAACTATATCGCGCACTAAATGTACCATCATCTAGAATTGGTGGACAAGAGGGATTCAATCTTGGTCGTTCTTCTGAAATATTAAGAGATGAGTTGAAGTTTACTAAGTTTGTTGGAAGATTGAGAAAGAGATTCTCAAATATGTTCAACGACATGTTGAGAACTCAATTACTTCTCAAAAATATTGTCAGTATTGAAGATTGGGAAACTATCTCTGAGCATGTTCAATACGACTTCCTGTATGACAATCACTTCTCTGAACTGAAAGATGCAGAGTTGATGACTGAGAGACTTAATATTGCTGCCACTGCAGAACCTTACATTGGTAAGTATTACTCTCAAGATTACGTTCGCCGTAAGATTCTTCGTCAGACAGATGAAGAAATTATCGAACAGGATAAGTTGATCAAAAAAGAAATTTCGGCAGGAATTATACCTGATCCAAATGCACCAATTGATCCCGCAACTGGAGAACCACTTCCCACTAATGGAAATGATTTAGGAGCACCAATTGATGAACCAGATCTTGATGGTGCAAAAGATGGTGGAAGTACTGAGGCACCAGAGATAGTTTAATTATGAATTCGTATCATAGATTTTTAGACATTAGTGACTATGTTCCTAATGTCGATACATCGCAGTACGATGTTGATAACATTCATTGGCCTGAATTTCATAAAACATTCGATTTGAAGGAATTGGGTAATAATAAGATTGAACCCTGGTTAAACAGTATGGGGTTTACTTCTACCTGGATAGAATTTTTTTACACTCCTCCAGGAGAAGACGGAGTAATACACTCTGATAATGTATGGTATGCTGATTGGGCAAAATTAATCTTTCAATTTGGTGCTAAAGGAAGCACTATGAGATTTTGGGAATCAGATACTGTTTTAAGAATGAGTACTAGTGCTGAGCAGGTTAGTACCGATATACCAGAAAGAAGTGAATATAACGTAGGTGACAGAACTAATGATCACTATCATGGACAAGTTCTTGTAACAAGAGAAGAGTTTGCAGATCTAAAGTATGAGGTAGAGGTTGGAACTTGTAGTCTCGTTAATGTTGGTCCTCTACACAGTTCACATAATCCAACAAAAGAAGGTAGATTTTCTTTAACTATTGCTTTGATGGATAATACTACAAAGTATGAGAAGAGAATTTTATGGGATGAAGCACTAATAGCACTTAAACCTTACATAGTTGATTCTTCAATAGACCTTTGCGTCTCAAGATGAATACTGTATGTGGATCATTCCTATCAAATTCTTTAAATTCAGTGTCTACAATATAATTGTCATCTCCACATTTAAGTTTATATGGATACTTAGATTCTTCATCAAAGATAAATGCTCTTTGAAGGTTTAGTGTATCTTCATCAACCAAATCTAACTCAGATAAAATTTTAAATATACTTTCCTTATTCCTAAACATAAAAGCAAAACTTGCTGCATGCAGAGTATGTCCATGCTTGCCTTGATCTAGAATCTTGCCAGTCTTCATGTAATGGGATACTGATTTTTGAATTTCACCATAATGCTCTCCAATTACGCCAGTATCATTTCTTATATAATCAAATAGTTTGTCATAAAAAATTCTATACCCCACTCCTAAACTATTCAAATGTTTGGCAACAAGTTGAGTATATCCAGCAATGTGAAATTGAATGACTAACCACCCGTAAAGATATGCTTCAATAAGTTCATCATTAGTCATTGTATTAGTTTCTGAAATCAATTCAATGATTTCTTTAATGTCATAATCTTCTTTGCTAAATGACATATAATCTTCTGCTTTTATAGTTTTAATACCATAGACTTCCCTTGACAAAGAACTATTCAGATCAGTGTCGCCAAACATTTGGCAGAACCAAACATCAATAGAATCATGCTGACCACATTGAAGAATTTGTGCAAATCCGTCTTTCCAAGAATCTAAGGTTTCTTCTGGAAGTCCAAGTATTAGTTCAGTGTATGTTTTAACGCCATATTTTTTACTCTTCTCAATCTGTTCTGATATTTTATTGATACTCATATTCTTTCTCTTAATAGATTTAAGAGTTGGTTCATTCATACTTTGAACACTAAGAGTCACACCTCTACTAATATCACCTAGAATTTGAGCGATCTCAAAAATAACTTCTGTTGAGTTCTTTGAATACTGAACATTAATTGCTTCTAGTTTACCTCGATCTGCTGCAGCACGAAATAGTTTGGCAATCTCAAGATCCCGCTCTTTAAACATACCAAAGTTTGCATCGGCATTAAATATAAATCCAACATTATTTCTTTCTGCCCAATT